ATCGAGCTCAGGACAGTCTAAGATGGCTGCTCTGATTGCGAACTACAACCACTACATGGACATGCTGCGAACAGTCACTGGTCTTAACGAGGCTCGTGATGCGTCTACGCCTGACCCCAATGCGCTGGTTGGCGTACAGAAGCTCGCTGCGTTGAACTCTAACACGGCTACTCGCCACATCCTTGATGGTGTTCTATTCATGACACGCACGCTCTCAGAGGCTCTGTCGTGCCGTATCTCTGACATCCTTGAGTACGCTGACTTCCGTGATGAGTTCGCGCTTCAGATTGGAAAGCACAATGTGCGACTGCTCAATGAGATTAAGGACTTGTACCTGCACGACTTTGGAATCTTCATCGAGATTGCTCCAGACATGGAGGAGAGAGCTCAGCTCGAGGCCAATATCCAAATGGCATTGTCTAAGGGCGACATCAATCTTGAGGATGCCATCGACATCCGTGAGATTAAGAACATCAAGATGGCGAACCAGCTGCTGAAGGTCAAGCGCAAGAAGAACTTCGAGCAGATGCAAATGGCAGAAATGCAGAAGCAGCAGATGCAGGCGCAGATTAACATGCAGTCACAGCAGATGTCAGCTCAGACCGCGGCTCAAAAGATTCAGCTTGAGTCACAGGCCGAGATGCAAGTCAAGCAGGCAGAGATTGCATTCGACATCGAGAAGATGCGCGCTGAGGCCCAGTTCAAAAAAGAGCTGATGGCTGAGGAGTTCATGTACCAAATGAAACTGAAAGGCGTTGAGGTTGATGGCATTAAGGAACGCGACCGCATGAAGGAAGACGAGAAGGCCAAGCGCATTGACCGTCAGAATACTCAGCAGTCTAAGCTTATCGAGCAGCGTCAGCAGAAGGCTCCAGCAATAAGTTTTGAGTCCAACGAAGACTCATTAGATGGGTTTGACTTCGCGGAATTCGAACCTAGATAGCGTGTTCTAACACGCTTTATTTTTTTTGTATAATTTTGTATCAAATTCAAATCTATGGAATTCACAGTAAAAGAAGTAGCAGCTGTTGAGGCCAAGTCTGTTCAAGAGATTGAACAGGAGCTTTTAGATAAGCACGAGGCCGAGCTAGCTGGACAAGATAGTGACGCAGCGGAAGCTGTAGAACTGCAAGGCGGAGAGGCTCAGGCCGCTGAACAAATTGCTGAGCTGAAGGAGGAGGACGTTCTTTCATTTATTGGAAAGAGATTCGGAAAAGAGATTAAGTCTCTGGACGAACTGGCGCAGGAGCGCCAAGAATCAGACCCTCTCCCTGAGGACGTCGCCGCATATCTCAAGTACAAAAAGGAAACGGGTCGAGGCATCAAGGACTTCATGAAAGTAAATGAAGACTTTGAAGCCAAGGACCCAGACAGCTTATTGGCTGAGTACTACGCATCAACGCAAGAGGACTTAGACGGTGACGACATCGCGTTCATGCTCAAAGAGCAGTTCGGGTACGATGAGGAACTGGACGAGGAGTCTGACGTTAGGCGTAAAAAGCTCGCCAAGAAAAAGGAACTCGCGAAGGCGAAGAAATACTTTGAGGAGCAACGAGAGAAATATAAGGCACCACTTGAGTCAAGTGGCGTTCCTTCTTCTGGAGTTGACCAAGAAGCATTACGCTCTTACCAAGAGTATCTCGCTAGTGCCAAGACCGCCCAAGATGAAAACCAAAAGCGGTATGATTGGTTTCAGAAGAAGACTGACGAGGTCTTCGCTGACGGATTCAAAGGTTTTGAATTTAACGTCGGTGACAAGTCTCTCGTCTTTACTCCTTCTGAGATTGCGGAAGTCAAGAAGGCTCAGTCTGACATCTCGAACTTCATTGGAAAGTACGTGAATCAGGATGGCCTTATTGCTGACGCCAAAGGGTATCACAAGGCGCTAGCTGTAGCCATGAATCCGGAACGCTTTGCTAAGTTCTTCTACGAACAAGGTATGGCAGACGCCGTTGACGATTTGTCAAAGAAGTCGAAGAACATCAATATGGATATTCGCTCGACTCCTCAGCAAGTTAACAAAGGTGGATTCAAGGTTGCGGAATCTGCTCAGAGTTCAGGCTCTGGGTTGAAAATAAGAAGCAAAAAATAACCAATAAAACCTTTCTAAAATGGCAGGTTCAGTACAGTCGGTCCCCGGATTCGACCTACAACCCAGTGCAGAGCGCGTAGCGCTTAGCACTAACTACATCACGAACTTCAACTTCTTGAACCAGTATCTTCCTGATACCTACGAGAAGGAGTTCGAGCGCTACGGAAACCGTTCTGTAGCTTCTTTCTTGCGTATGGTGGGTGCAGAGATGCCCTCTAACTCTGACCTCATCAAGTGGGCAGAGCAAGGTCGTCTGCACACCAAGTACACGAACGTAACCTCAGCTGCTGCTGCTGGTTCTGACACCGCTACTTTGACGGTGAACGATACTCTCGTTCCCAACACTGGTGGTATCGCTGTTCGTGTTGGTCAAACCATCATGATTTCGCAGAACTCAGCAGGTTCTTCTAACTTCAACAAGGCTATCGTTACCGCTGTTAACTACACGAACGACACGATTGACGTAGCTTACTACGAAGCTGGAGGCCAGACCTTCGCTGCTGCTGCTGCATGTAGCATGTTCATCTACGGTTCAGAGTTCAAGAAGGGCACTGAAGGAATGGAGAACTCACTCGAGTCTGACGACGATATCTTCGAGAACAGCCCAATCATCATCAAGGACAAGTACGCTGTTAGCGGTTCTGATATGGCTCAAATTGGCTGGGTTGAGGTTACTACCGAGAACGGTGCTACCGGATACTTGTGGTACCTTAAGAGCGAGCACGAGACTCGTCTTCGTTTTGAGGACTACCTCGAGACTGCAATGGTTGAAGCTGTTCCAGCTGAAACTGGTTCAGGTGCTATCGCTGCCTCTGGTGCTGTTGGTAACAAGGGCTCTGAGGGTATCTTCTACGTTGTAGGACAGCGTGGTAACGTTTGGGCTGGTGGTAACCCCACAACTCTTGTTGAGTTCGATAACATCATCGAGCGTCTTGACAAGCAGGGAGCTATCCAAGAGAACGTTATCTTCTTGAACCGTCAGTTCGGATTCGATATCGACGATATGCTTGCCGCTCAGAACAGCTACGGCTCTGGTGGTACTTCATACGGCTTGTTCGACAACGACAAGGACATGGCTTTGAACCTCGGCTTCACTGGCTTCCGCCGTGGATACGACTTCTACAAGACCGACTGGAAATACTTGAACGACCCCACCATGCGTGGCGGAATCGTTGCTGGTAAAATCAACGGCTTGTTGGTTCCTGCTGGTTCTACGACTGTATACGACCAAGTACTTGGCAAGAACGCTAAGCGTCCGTTCCTACACGTTCGCTACCGCGCTTCTGAGACGGAAGACCGTCGCTACAAGACTTGGGTTACTGGCTCTGCTGGTGGTGCTGCCACTTCTAGCTTGGACGCAATGGAGGTTCACTTCCTGTCTGAGCGCGCTGTGTGCACCTTGGGTGCCAACAACTTCTTCATCTTCGAAGATTAATCTTGAGGGGGAGGGCTCTGCCCTCCCTCTTTTTTCTTTTTAATTCTAAATTCTATCATATCCAATGACTACAGAGTTTGTAGCGACAGAAGACAAAACGTACGTTCTTCGTCGTCCCCACGCCCCCCTGAGCTTTATGCTCGCCTCCCGTAACTCGCGACGCAAGCCGTTGCTTTACTTTGACGGGAAAACTAACAGAGCACTACGATACGCACGCAACCAGCGTTCTCCATTTGAGGATGAGCAGGATGGTAATGCTATCCTTGAGCCCATCATCTTTGAGGATGGCTTCTTGTTTGTGTCAAAAACTAACCCAGTTCTCCAGCACTTCCTTTCCGTACACCCCGGCAATGGTACTTTGTACGTTGAGGTGAACAAAGAGAAGGATGCCATGGAAGAAGTCGAGCGTCTAAGTGCTGAAGTCGAGGCGCTTGTTAAGGCTCGTGAGCTTGACATCGACATGATGGAATCTATCGCACGTGTTATGCTTGGAGCTAAGGTCGATAAGATGACCAGTGCAGAGCTTAAGCGTGATGTGCTTGTGTTCGCCAAGAAAGACCCATTGGGCTTCCTTGATATGCTAGCAGACCCCATGCTAGAGTTCCAAGCAACTGTTGCTAAGTTCTTCGATGCTGGTCTGTTACGTACCAGAAACAATGGACGCGACGTGTACTTCAACATGACCGGTAACAAGAGCAAGATGCTCACCGTTCCTTACGGAGAGAACCCAACGTTCATCGTGACTTCTTACTTGCAAAGTGACGAGGGCATCGAAACATACAAATTGTTGCAAAGAAACTTGCAGGAGGAATAATTCTGTTGTAAGTTTGTCCTGCCTGCCCGTCGAACTGTAGGCACCAAGTTTCAGGGATGGACTTGTTAAGAGGAGGCTGCCAATGGCGGCCTCTTTTTTTTATTCTATCTTTGTGAAAATGTTCACGCATGATAAACTCAGTACGAAATACAGTACTAGCGGTAATAAATAAAAACAACTACGGCTACATCTCGCCTTCGGACTTCAATCTGTTTGCGAAGCAGGCGCAGTTGGATATCTTTGAGAAGTACTTTCAGAAGTATAACGCTCAGATTAACAAGGAGAACGCACGTGTTTCTGGTACCGGATTAGCTGACATAGCTAAGCAGTACGAGGAGGTGATATCTACATTCTCTACGTCATCAACGCTGACTCGTGTATCTGCAAACAAGTATACGCTTCCGGCAAACTACTACCTGATTGATGTTGTCCAGTATAACCCCACTGGCGTAGAGATTGAGCCCATCTCGGAGAGCAAGCTTCGGTACATGTCATCGACGCTCATGTCTCCCACTGCCGCATTCCCGCTGTATGTTCAGCGTGGCAATAACATTGACATATTCCCGACCACAATCACGGGTGTTAGCGACGTATCTGCGTTTTACATCAGATACCCAGAGGACCCCAAGTGGACGTACGTCAGCCTGTCAAATGGAGAGCCCATGTTCAACCAGTCGGCCGTTGACTACCAAGACTTTGAGCTACCGGTTACTGACGAACCAGAACTTGTAAACCTTATCTTGCAGTACGCTGGCATATCAGTTCGCGAGGGTGACATATACACCTTTGGCGATAGAGAAGAGCAGAAAGAAGACGCAAGCGAATAATAGACATGGCATACATAACTCAGTTTCAATACTATACGAACGCTGGCAACACGCCAGAGGACGTCAACTGGGGCTCGTATCAGTACGTTAGCCTTGCGGACATCGTCAACAATTTCATGTTGATTTACGCAGGCAACCACGAGCTCGTCAACAACGCCAACCGGTATCAGGTCCTGTTCCACGCTAAGCGTGCCATACAGGAGCTGAACTACGATGCGTTCAAAGAGGTTAAGGTGCTAGAGCTTAGCGTCGATAACCAGCTTCGCTTCGTGCTTCCGAGTGATTATGTTAACTGGGTGCGAATCTCGATGTACAGCGATGGATACATATTCCCGTTGACTGAGAACATTCAGGTCAATAGTGCTGAGGCTTACTTGCAGGACAACTCTGGTAGGATTTTGTTTGACCAGAACGGAAACATTCTGAGACCACAATACTCGGGTCTTGACTACGACCGAATCACTGGTGCTCAAAAGAGTATCTACATGAATCCGGGAAGCCAGTTCAACGGACAGGCAGGATGGAACTACGACGGCACGTGGTACTTTGAGTACAGCATTGGTGCTCGCTTTGGATTAAACACTGAGACGGCTAACCGCAATCCTACGTTCCGTATCGACAAGAAGACTGGCGTTATTAACTTCAGCTCTGAGATGATGGACAAGCTCTGCATCTTAGAGTACGTGGCAGATGGCATGGAGGGTGGTGATGCATCGCTGATTACGGTCAACAAGTTATTTGAGGACTACGTGTATGCATACATTCGCTATGCTATCCTGTCATCTAAGTTTGGCGTTCAGGAGTACATCGTGAACAGAGCGAGAAAAGAGAAAACTGCGCTGCTCCGCAACGCAAAAATCCGTATTAGCAACATGCACCCGGGTCGCCTGCTCATGAACTTGCGCGGTCAGGATAAGTGGCTGAAGTAATATGAACATACAGAACAACTTCCTCAGGGGTCGAATGAATAAGAGTCTCGACGAGAGACTCATGCCTCCGGGAGAATACCGGGACGCACTGAACATTGAGGTGTCTTCAGTAGAGGGCACTAATGTTGGCTCTGTTCATAATGTGCAGGGCAACACTCAGCTGACTACGCTTGAATACGATGGTGAGACACTTGCTAATGCCATATGCATTGGTGCCATAGCCAACGAGCCTAAGGGCATAATGTATTGGTTTGTCCACGCTCCGTCAAATGGTGTGGATATGATTGTATCATACAACGAGAAGATTGAGGCACTCACATATCACGTGGTATCATTGAGTGTCTTGAACTTCAATCCTCAGTACCTAATTACTGGTGTCAACATTATTGACGACCTGCTTATCTGGACCGATAACTATAATCAGCCGAGAAAGATAAACGTAAACCGCTCATATCCAGTACCATTACTTGGTAACGATGCCATCACTGAGGCTGACATTGCATTGATTCAAGCTCCTCCTGTGTCGGCTCCAACAGCATTATTGACTAATGCCTCTGGGTTTGAAAACTACATTGACACTAGATTTGTTTGTTTCGCCTACAGGTACAAGTATATGGATGGCGAATACAGTGCGCTATCTCAATTTTCCAATGCCGCATTTATTCCAAGTGAGTTTAATCTGAGTGAGGACACGTTCACGAACAGTGGCATGACGAGCGTATTTAACGCTGTAGACGTATCGTTCAATACGGGCAGTAGTAACGTCGTTGGCATTGACTTGTGCTTCAAATTAAACGACTCAAACGTAATAAACGTAATTGAGAAGTTTGATAAATATGACCAAGGCTGGACTGATTACATTGATGTATCGGTTAAGTTCTCGTCGAACAAGATATACACCACACTACCCGAGAGTGAGTTGTTGCGCGTGTATGACAATGTGCCGAGAAAGGCTAGAGCTCAAACATTGATGGGTAACCGAATTATGTTCGGTAACTATGTTGACGGTTATGACATCACGTCTAGTACTAATCAACCCATATTGATTGATTACGTGACTGAAGCAGTCAGTGAGCCGCTGGCGCAGGACCAAGTTGCAGATACGACCACGTCTACGCTGCTTGAGCCATACTTCGAGACACCTGTTTTAAACCCAACGTCGGTAATAAATCTTGATTTTGCTGATGTTCAGATAAGCGAGGGTGATGTTCTTACTATGAACTTCAACTTTGATATATCATCAACAAAAACAGTAGCCACGTCGGTAACTCTTTTACCGCCAAACTTCCAGAATCTCAGACTTAGTATTGCCGCTGATGCCAACTACGCAACGGCTTACGACTTTTGGAATTCTGCACACTTCCAAAACACAATAGGAACAGCACTCAACATACAGCCAGCAAACAATGTGTGCAATGGCTCTACGTGGACGGACCTGTTTGTTTGCGCATTCCCTACTCCAATAGATACAGCCCCATCTCCATCTGGACAATGGGTAAAGTACGAGTACGGGGTGGCTGCTACCGGAACGCCTATACTTAGTGAGTCAACAGTTGGTAGTGACATCATATCGCTTCAGTTCCCGGCGGTTCAGTTTGTTCGGAGTAACGATACCGCACCGTACACTAGATACATCGTTCAATACTATAGCATTGACTCTGTTGTTATTGAATACATTCAGGCTGATGGATACAAGAA